ATAAATGTACTTTGAGTTCACCACCAGTTTTATATCTTTTAAGGAGTCTTTTGATATATCTGAATCGACTCAGATCCTTATCAAAATCCTCCCTAGTAACTGCTTGAGGATTCTCATAATTTTTAATAGCAAAGATGAGGAAATTCTCCTCATTCAATTCATTAAAAAGCATTTATCATTCTGCAGTAGGATAATCGATACCGCCAGTTGTAATACCAGACATTGCAACCAGAGTCTCTTTCTTGACTCTCAGTTCACCTGCATTATCCAGATAGGTTGTAACACCAACCCAACCCTCATGAGTTACAGAATACTCAGTATTTGAAGTGATACCTTCACCTTGTGTATTGACACCATATACCAGGGAATCAGATGTTCCATATGATGCTTCACTGTAAACAGAATTAAGTACAGATGACTTAGGAAGCTGAGATACAGTGAAATCTACACCAGCAATAGCTGCACCACTCAGACCCATTGTTGAGCCAATGGTAAGTGATTCAGAACTAGCGATACTAACGATAACAGCATCACCATAGTATGTGTTACCACTTCCTCTAGTACCAAAACGGATTACATCACCCTCTGCACAACCACCATCAATACCAAATGATGTGCCAGAACCAGTGACAACTCCTGTGGAGTAGTTCAGGGAAACTGTACCTGCAGATCCCACATTGTCGTTGTTTCCCCAAAGTGCCATGTCTTGTGCCCTTGTAAAGTTACTTTCTTTCAAATATTTATAAAAAAATGGGAGACAAGGTTGTCTCCCATCACATCATTCTTCTCTTGCTTTAATTGCTTTTGTTACTACCTCAAGAAGTTCATCATCCATATCAGTCTTAGTCAGTTTGACTGCCTTACCTAAAATCATAAGACAAATGTCAATCATTTTTTCGCCCAGTTCTTCATTCTCAGGAATTTTAGAAATTGCATCTGAGATAATTTTTGATGCCAATGGAAGTAGAAAGGATAGCATGGTGAATACCTAATACTATCTTATATATCAAATATCAATCAAATCTTGAACTCATTGGGAATGGTTTGATTTTTGGTCTTACACCACTTTCCTTTTCTTTCTTTTTAGTGTCTTGTCTTCGTTGTGCTATGTCCTTTTTGTTAAGTGGTTTTTGTCCTGGCATAGTCTTTGTCAAAGCCATTCTAATGGCTTCCTTATGTTTGTCACTTTGAGTTTCTTCCTTTGCAAGTTTAGTTGCAGTGGCATACATTACAGATTTAGCGTCATCACCATATCTCTTTTCAAAACCACCCTTGGACTTCTTCATACCCTTTACAATTCTCTCTTTCTCTTCTTTCTCATCAGAAGAAAGAGTTCTTTCTTGAACTTGTGTTGAAGAAATATCTTCACCAACCATCTTATATCTCTTATCGCCTTTAGCCAAATTTTGTGCAGCAGGTGTTTTTGCTTTAATATCTGCCTTTGAGACTTGATATCTGGTGTCTGTAGTTGGTTCTTTAGAACCACCATATCTTGCCTTTGTAGGTCCTAATGGTTTCTTCTTGCCAAAGAGACCCTCTTCAATATCGTTCTGCATTTGATCAACCCTATCAGATTGAGCCTGCATGGCAGCCTTTCTTTTTTCGCCTCTTTGTCCCCTCAACATCTTCCTTTTCATATCAAGAATCCTCATTTGAATTGAAATATCATCAGATTCTTCTACTTTACCAGACTTTTCGTCAAGTTCAGTAACTTCAAGTATAGTTGCACCAATCTCCTCAAAGGCCTCAGTCATCTGTGGGTTGATGACGATCTTATTGTTTACTTTTTTATCTTCAATTCTTCTTTCAGATTTATCTGTCTTTGGTTCTGAAGGAGGAATATCAACAACCTCTCTGAGATCTTCTCTCCAGTTAGAATGTAATTGTCTTTTCATTGAACTGTCAGATACTCTTATTCTTGTATCTATTTAGAAATTCTCTAAAATTTGATTTAGGACCTTTGTATGGTTTGCCACCAGGTTGAAGATTGGTCTTATCTCCTTTATTAAATCCTGGTGTCATGTCTACAGCATTTTTAAAATATCCTGTAGTCCCTGACAGTGTATTTGGTTTATCCGAAGTTCTCATTTTACGATCCATCTTGACCTCAGAATATTCACGAAGATCACGAATCCATGACTTAAACATTACATCATTTTCAGTAACACAGATCAGGTAATTAGTTCCTCTTCTTACAATCTTACCTACAAGACCAGTGTTTAGATTCTCTACCACTTCATTTATCTTAAAGATTTTTCCTGTCACATAATTTTCTCTTAGATTTTTCCAATCAAACTTAGGTGCAATTTCCCACAGTGACCATCCTTCTTCAACATTCATAGCCTTACGAACAGTATTCATAATCTGTTTCGCGGTTTTATCATCAAGATTATCTGGAATACCAGTTCTAAATGTGGCAAAGTCATTCTCAGCTGCAGCCTTTCTCATCTTAGATGCAGACATTCCACTTACATCTTCTGCATCTTCATCTCGTTCACCAGCTGAGATTGTCTCAATTTCCTCAAAATCATATAGTTCACCATTATATTTTTGAGCAAGATTATCAAATTCAGCAACACGGTCTGAACCTACAACAATCTTGATGTTTGAGTATCCATCATTATTTGCAAGTTCAAGTGCATTGAATATCGTCTTCACACTTTCATCATTAATAATATTATCTGCATGAGAAGGGAACATCTTCTTCATCAATTCTGTCTTCTGACCTGGTTCTAATGGATTCTTCTTTGGATCATTAGATCTAGATGGGTAGATTCTAATATCACCATCACCAGCAACTGATGCAGCACCATCCAAAAGTTTCTTATGTCCTACTGTGGGAGGATTAAATCTACCAAACACCAGAGTTAGTGTTTGTCCAGTTTTATCATCACTCTCACCCTCTTCTTCACCCGAAGTTCTTTGTCTTGGTTCCTCTTCTGGTGAAGATACTTTCTTTCCTAATTCTTGCTCTGGTCCCTTATATTGTACAGCCTTACCTGGTTCCTGTCTCTGTGCACCAGCCTTTCTATCAGTGAATCTCAGTTCACCAGCTTCAGTTCTTGCTACAATATTTCCTGCTTTATCAACCCAGTTGCCTTGACCATCACCAGTCAGACCAAGCTGCTTCGCACGAGTAGAAGCCTTAGTCTGTCTTGCCTCGCTAAAGAAATTAAGGAAACTCTTCATTTCTACCAATATCCTATATTGTATTTATTAAGACAGGGGATCACGAAGTGATCTCTTAAGAGACTCCATCACATCTCTTCCTTTCTTCATATTTTTCTTCTCTTCAGTCTCTTCAACTTTTTCTTTAATGAAGGAGTACAGCATATCCTCATTCATCTCAAATTCTTGGACATACATCATAACTTCATCCAGTCCCAGACCCACATCGTCAGCATCAATCACCAGTGTGTCGTAGATGTTTTGTAGTACAAATGGAAGATCATCGAGTTCAATCATAGTGCTAATCCTCTGTCGATGTTTTCTAATGCGTTGAGTAATGGTTCAATTTTTTTCCTCTGAGTCTTTGTAAGACCATCTGGATTCTCAATCTGTTCTAAACTAAAACCAGTTGACCTTGATGCAGCTTCAACCATTTTTGTACGAAGAGCTCCTACATATTCCTTTGTCTTAGGGGTGAGGTTTTTTTGTCTACCAGGTGAAAATACATCTTTATCCTTTGCGATGGATGCAGAATCGACCGACAGTATACCCATTATACCCTTATAGGTATCGTCGTCAAGAGAATTTTTCTCTGATGGGGTCAATCTTGTATCATATTTTCTATCTGGACTGAGTGGTGAGTCACCGTCTCCAGTAAGATAACCAATATTATTTAACACACTACCTACATAATTTTCAAATGCTTGAGGATCATTTGGATTATCAATGTAGTTATTTCTAGCTGACTTAAATTGTTGATGATTTTCATTAATTTTTTGTTGAATTTCTTTCTTTTGCTTGGAGTCAAAACTATCATCTGCTATGAAAGAGTTTTGCATGGTAGTAAGATTACCAGGAGATGATTGTGTACCACCTCTTCCTCTTTCTAACTCTCCATCATCATTAATCACAGTTCTACCACCAACATCATAATTGTTGTAGATGTTTCTTCCCATATATTCCATCATCTTGGATTTATCCACTCCAAGATTCTCAGTCATAATATCAAATATTTCATTCATCTGATTTCCTGTCATATCACTGACAAGAGTGTCCTCATCCAATCCATTCTTATCAAGAAAACCCTTTACCTCTTTTTGATAATTCTTAAAGTCTTCTGGTTTAACTTTCAAGTTGACTGCAGCCTTCTTACTTAAATTTTCATCAAGAGATTTATTAACTTGTTTCATCAAGTTATCGCCAATCAATGAAGAAATTGCACCACCAACAACGGGAGCGAGATTATCGTTATATCGTGACGATCTATATTTCCTCTCCATCATTTGTCTCGTCTTTGGATTGCTTAAATCAGCCATAAGATCAGAAGCTTTAGTTGCAGCTTGTGTCAAAAATTTCTCAAAACTTAGGTCTGCTCTAGGTTCATTCACTCTTCTTAGGAGCATGGAGAAGTTTTCAATTTCATCCTTGCCACCACTCTTCAATGGTGTGATATGTTCAACTTGGAACTCACCAGGCGATCTTCTCCTTCCTGCTGCAGCATATGCATCTCTACCATCTTGCATTACCCACATATGTAATGCTGCAGATCCTCTGATAGGGTTAGCTGTTCCTTGTCGGTTCTTCTCTCTAGGATCATAAAATTTCTTAGGTGATCCACTCTTTGCCAACTCATCTCTAGCTGGTTTTGGTAGTAAGTTATAAACAGCATCAGTAATCACAGGTGTAACACACTGCATATTAGAATCTGTATCATTTCTCGTAGTAAAAGCTTTAGTCTGAACACCAGATTCATCCATAGTTATTAAATCCTTTCTTTGTTCAATATGTCTTGCCTCATAGTGTCCTAAGTTACTACCTGTCAATTCACTAGATTCACTTGTCTTGAATTTACCTCTACCATCAATGAAACCATTAATCTCATTATAAGCATTCTTAAAACAGTTCAATTGTTCTTGATCATTAACGTCAATACCTGCGTCTAAAAGTATTTGACTCACAGATCTCTTATCTTTCTGTGTAACATCAATCTCTCGAAGAAAGTCTCCATTATCAATAGCTTCCATCATTTGATCGACCTTCTCTCTTTTATTACCAGTTGCAAGACTATTAAGAATATTAAGACCCTTTCTATTGTCAGAATCTTTGGAGTAATGATCAAGAAATTCTTTTTGGGACTGTCTTCCACTATCAAATCTTTGATCTTCTACATCAGTGTTGGCTATGTCTTTTACTCTATTGACAGATTCTTCAGTTGCAATATCTACATCACCTTGTCTCAAGGATCCGTCAACATTCTGACCAGCATCTTCGAGTGCGGTGTTAAGAGTTCTAAACTCTGATGGATCCTTAAGTGGTCCTTCAGGAGTTCCCATCTCCCTCTCAAGTTCAGCCTGAGCAGCAACTTCTTGTTCAGCCTCTGCAGCTGCCAGAGCATCCATCTCACTATTGTATTGGCCAATCTGTTGTACTGACTGTTGATTAACTTGATTTTTTCTGGTAGGAGATTGTACATCACCCCTATTGCGAGACATCATTTTAGCAACGGTTTTTACATCCCCACTCGCCAAAGCAGTTTCATCAGGTCCACCTGGAATAACTCTACCACTTTGATCAGCTACTGATGGTGCTTCTTGTTGTTTCTCTTGTGCTTTCTTTTGATCTTTTCTTACTTCAGGATAATCTCTCCCTCTCTCTGGGATGTTTGGTTCGTTTTTATCATAACCTGTCGCCATTCTATCAGGAAGATCATAATCTACAAAGCGACCACCTTCAAATTTATATTTATTTCCCGTCCTTGGATCTTCCCAAACAAGACCCGAACTGTGAGTATATCCGAGTCGTTCGGCTTCAATTGAAGCATCAGATTGCTTTTTAGCCTCTAAAAGTTCTCTAGAGGCTTTCAGATATTTAAATACGTCCACTATACAACCTAGTTCTCATGAAATTATTTATTTCTGAGTGCCTCGGCTCTCTTGCGTGCTTTGTTTCCACTACCTCTCGCATCATCAGCACCATACTTACTATAACCACCTTTCAGATAACGATCATGTGCTGCTTTTGATTTGTCTGCAACTCTCTTGGAATATACTGAACCACCATACTGCTTTTGATCTCTCTCTGCCTTTGCACGAGTACGGTCAAGAATCTGTCTCTTAGCAGAAGTGTCGGATCTTTCGGGACCAACATTATACTTCTTACGAAGTTGCTCACCTCTGCTCTCGGGTTTCTTCTCAACAGGAGCATCCTTTTTACCAAGAAGTCTCTTAACAGCAGAACGGAGACCCTCATCTAGAGACTCATACTCTTCAAACATGTCTTCCCATGTGAGTTCAGAACAATCGTATCCCTCATCAATGAGGAAGTCAACGTATTGTTCTACTTCTTCTTGGCGAAGTGACTTACGACGTTTCTTCTCCATCTGTTTATCAGTAAGAACTTCTCCTTGACCACGATTTGCATCAGGATCATAGTTACTAGGAGGAGTATAGTTACTTCCAAAAGACTTAATGTTAGCCTTTACACGAGCAGTTTGTTGTTTATTACTGGTACGACGTGAATCCTCATCAAGTGCTATCTGAGTCATGATCTGAAGAGCTTCAGACTTTGTATAACCCTCTTCAATCAGAGAATCAAACATCTGATCAAAGTCTTCAAACTCTTCATTCTTCATCTTTTTCTTGAAGGCAAGAGCAACACCACGCTTATACTGCTTGTCTGCCTGGTCGTATTCACCACGTGCAACGTGGATGTCTTCCTTCTTCTTAACTGCTTCACGCTTACGGGCAACTTTCTCAGCAGGATAAGGCTTCATACCCTCTTCAACTTTCTCTTTCTTCTTACCCATTGCCTTACCAATGGCCTTACGACGCTTCATCAGATACTCGTCTGAAGAATCCTCGTCACCATCATTATCTACATCACCATCTTCCTTACCTACGGGGTCAAGTTTCTTCTCATAGATGGATCTGTAAGCATCACCCCAACCCTTACGGATTTGTGATACTTCTTCAAAATGTGGGTTCTTCTGACCCTTCACCTTTGCCATTTCCTTACGAGCCTTCTCGTTATTCTCTTGCCTCTTCTTCATATCTGTCTCAAGATATGACTTATCAGCTTTCTCTACCAACTTGAGAAGAAGAGTCTTTACATTCAGAGACTCTTGTGCAACCAATTGGTTATGAGTTCTTTGTACTCTCTTCTCTTGGTTGAATCTTGCTGACCAAGATTCTTGGAGTTTTTTATTATGTCTATACTTAGCAAACTCTTCCAAAGCAATAGTCGATGCCTTGGAATCAATTACATCAAATGCTCTATTCAGGGACTCACACAATCTATCAATCTTTGCCTGTCTACCAGCAATACTCGACTCAACAAACATCTCAGAGAAAATTGCGTGTGCAGAATCTACTGAGTAACCTTTCTGGAACATTTCCTCCAGAACACTTTCAACAATCTCGTTAAGATCAGTGTCAGTCAAGACCGAGAGATTCATCTCAGAGATATGATCTTTTCCAGAAGTCAATTCTTCTTTTGCTTCGGTGTTATGGACAGCAGCATATGCTTCCATAAAATTACGCATTGATGAAGACATCTTTTTACAATTTACTTTTCTATATCTTTATTTATTAACTCTAAATATTCTCTCTCTTCTTGGTAAATCGAAGAGGGGTTCATATACAAATGAATCCCCTCTTGAATACCTGGTATCAACCACTCATTTAAATTTTTACAATTATCCCAATTAACAGGCTGAATACAATTCATCACTACCACAGACCAAAATGCAGTAACATAGTTAATAAACGTTGTCACAACTTTCCACCAACAAATCCACTGTTTACTACTCTTGTGTATAGATGAAGTGTTCCATCTTGTTCACATTTAAGATACCATCGAGTCATTTCTGTCACCTTTTCTTTGGTGAGTGCAAACAAAAAATCTTTTCCAGTATTCTTTCTGACACTCTTCCACATAAAACGGGTTTCTTCAACATAGAATGAATCATCAATCCATTCTACTTCTGCAATTTCTGGATGTTCATTTGCTGATTCTCTTGCTTGTGCCTCATCGAGCATTTCTTCATGTGTCACTTAAACATTCCTCTATCTTTCATAAACTGTAATGTCTCTTTCATATTTCCAAGGTGAGTATAACCCAATGCAACTTGAGGATATGTTGCATCTTTTCCGAATTCAGATTCAAACGCCCTTTGTGTGAAATGATTGTTGAGTTGATACTCCAATATATCAAGTTGTAATGTTTTTAGGAGAGCTGTCATTCTCTCACACTCTTGATTACCGTTGGTGTAAATAACTGCTTTAATCACGTTGCCTCCAGTCATCGGGTTTGTCTTGTTTGAACCATTCTACAATTTCTTCAGCAGAATCAAACCCCATTTTGTAATTAGATGGGTCGGGGTCTCCTAATCCCATCCTATTCATAAAATCATCAATTGTCCCCTCTTGAATATCTTGAGAGGATTGTCTCCTTGCTTTCTTCAACATCTCTCGGGCAGTTGTGTTAGCCTTAGATAACTTTTCCGCCCAGATCATGTCATCCAATTTTACCTCTTCACCGTTTGCTATACATTTACAAATAAACTCCAACCGAAGTCTGTACTGGGTAGATAGCATATCTATTTTATTCTTTTAGAGTATTTATTCTTCAGGATTATCTTTTTTATTAAACCCAAATGATGCTTCTTTCTCTTCTAACGCTAATTTAAGAGCAACACCACCAACTGCTTCCATGACTTTCAAAATGTCTTCAGCCTTAGCGTCTTCACCAAGTTCTTTGGCAATATACCAATACTTTGGCCAGAATGTTTCACCAGCATTTTTATAGTCTTCAAGTGTAAGAATTTTCATAGTTTAGATAATACTTCTTTGTAAATGTTTTCTGCAATTGCTTTCATCATCAGTGGAGGAACCATACGACCAACACGTTCAGTTTGTTGTGAATGTGTACCAGTAAGAATGAAATCGTCAGGAAGTGATTGAATACGTTTGAGTTCTGGGACAGAAAGTACCCTGTCTTCATTCCAATGAATTAGACCACCACTTGCTGTTAAGGTAGGAGATGGTTTATAGAATGATGCCCTCTTCGTATTGAAACAATGTCCCTTTTCGTGATAGTCCATACCAGATAGAATCTTTTTAGGATCCTTTGGCATCTTACTGACAACCTTTTTATAGATACCACTCTTTGTCATGTGATCAATAAGAGACTGAATATTCTCAGGATCATTATCAACACCATCAATGATATCACCAATAGTAGTATCCTTTGTTGATGTAGGAGGGAAAAGAGAAGATACTGTTAGTACGTTCAATCCGATTTTATCTGCAATGTCCTGTCGAACAGCAATAAAAATAAGTCTTTCCCTTGCTTGACCAACACCATAGTGAGATGCTTTCATCACTTTAGAAGTGACAAGATAACCAATCTCTTCAAATGCATTGGTAATCTTTGCATAATAAGTCTTTGCCTCACCAATTGTCAATCCCTTGACATTCTCAGCCACAATGACTTTTGGCTGAATACCTTTGGCAACACGAATAAACTCAAAGAACAAGTCTTCAATGTTCTCAACTTTCTTTCCATCAGAATAGTTCTTCGTCTTACCCCATCCATCGGAGTGTTTAGAACCCTCACCACGACACATAGATCCTGCAACAGAGAATGCAGAACAAGGTGGTGACCCATCAAAGATATCTAGTTCACCAGGTTTTAATCCAGTGATCTTAAGAAAGTCACCACCTACAAGTTGTTTGATATCATCAGGAACAATAGGTGTTGAAGGATAGTTAGATGCATATGTCTTCCTTGCTTCTTCTACAAACTCATTAATACATAAAATCTTACCCCCTGCAAGACGGTATCCTGTGGAAGAACCACCACCTCCAGCAAAGGTTGAAATTACGGTAAACTTTGATTTAGCTTCACCGTCATAAACATCTTGTAACTTATATGGTAGTTTCATAAGGGTAGTATTCCTGATCCAGTTGATGCGTAGTCAGAGGCGAGATCCATGACTCTCTTCCTACCACGGTTATTTAGCATTTTATCATCCAATAGAGTTTCAAACAAGTGGTCAATATTAGAACCAAGTTGAAGATTAATATGGTCTTTTACATTTGTTATACGTGAGAACTCTTCTTTAAATGCATCTCTGACAATCTGTTTCTGTTTAGGCTGATTTAACTCAAACCAATCATACTTAAAGAAGAAGTCTCTGACATCATCATGATAGATGTATGGATGGACAAGTGTTATATTTTTCTCATTGGACAACTGTTTAATTTGAAGAAATCCAGTCACATTATGTGGTATGAAATAATTACGTCTGAATTGATCAAACTTTTCTTTCGGTTCTTTGAAGTGAAGAATTGCTTTCTTACTCACGCCATAATAACCATCAGCACCAATACCACTCAAGAGATACTTATTAGTGATTTCAGGAAAAACATAGAGAAAAGGAAAGGTACACTCAAAGTGCGTCTTCTTTCTACAATCATAGTCTTTCACCAGACGAAGAAAATCATCCTTTAGATTTGAAGTAGGAACAACAACTGTCTTACATTCCCACCCAAATTCTTTACTGACTTCTTCTGCTTTACATGCATCATAAGACTTATCATCCTCCAAATGAAAAGTATATGCAGTAATTTTTTTACCAAGCCGATGGGCAGCAAAACCCAGACTCAAACTATCTACACCTCCAGACAACAAAATCCCCACATCATCTGTAGGGACTTCATTTTCAATAATATTTACCAGAATCTGATCGATCATGCAATATCAGCTAGTTTATCAGTTGTTTCTTGACCATTTACTTGAGGAATGGCACCTACGATCTCAAATGGGAATTTGATTTGATAACCAGAGTCTTGATCGTCCACCTCGTAAATGACTTCACGAAGCATATTGTAGTTTCTTTCCCAAGTTTTGACAATATCCGAACGAGTTGTAACAACATCATTCATAGATTCACAGTTCTTGGTCAGGATAACATATCGGATAGCCTCTCCATGCATTTGGTAGTATTTCATTGCACGGATTACAGGGTCCATGGTAGAACGAGTTGACTGAGTACCAGAAATGTTCTCAACAATCTCGATTTCACAACCTCTAAGGAGGTGACGGAACTGACTTTCAACACTTTTCTTATCAAACTGTTTGATCTGCGAAGTGTTTACCTTTTTAAGAAATACACGTTTTGCAATGTTGTTCTTTGTCTTTTGAACAATGGAAGCGATATTGAACTGGTTCACAAAATTCTGAACGTCTGCTTCAGACTTAAAGTTGTCGATATTATTATCAACATGTACAGCGACTGCACGTTCAAAGTCTGCCGAAGAGATAGGTTTAGCAGGAACATGATCATTACTCTCAAGTCCTTTGGTCATGAGGAAATGGTCATAATCAAACGTACTAGGATCAGTAGGAGCGTAATAATTAAACTTTAGTTCTCTCCAACCCAGGTTAAGTGCAGCCATGAAGCGGTGAGTCCCGTCAACCATCAAAGGGATACCATTTGGTCCTTTGATTGCTGTGGGAAGAGGACACTCTTCAAGTACACCACGAGTTATGAAAGATTGTTCAATCTTTTTGACATTAAGAGGATCAGTATCACCAGCCCGGGCGAAGTTATGTAGGCTATCTTGGTCGAATGAATCAAGAAGGAGAGAAACTTTTCCTTGAAATTTAACGCCAGGATAGATAAAAATAGACATGATAAAAAAAGGGTTTACGAATAAACTAGTTCTCGTAAGAACATGAATATAGTATATCAATAAAAAAGGGACCTGTCAAGGCCCCTGTGTCAGTTTATTTAATGGCTATAACTCCAACAAACTGATGATTTCTCCAAAAGATCTGACAATCTTTGAAACCTGCACACCATATCATGGACTTGAGTTCTTCCCAAGTATTTGGTTTCAACATGTCACGAAGTTCTTTCTCCTTGTCCATGATCTCATCTGCAGTGAATGATTTCCTTTTATAGTCATAGTGGTTGAATGTCAGTAGTTCTTGAAAGAACGCATTCTCACACATCAACTTCTCTGCAAAGATGAATGCCCCACCTTCATTCAGACCCTCATAAATTTTATTGATTGTATCTTGACGAGTAGTCTTTGGCATGAACTGAAGAGTGAACAATGATGTCACCAGAGAACAGTTTTTGAACTCATAATTGGTAACATTACCACGAACAAAATCCAGAATCGCCCAAGGGTAGTCTTTACGGATCTCTTTGTATCTCTCATCCAAGTCATCATAGAACCCACCAGCAAGTTCAACACCTACATATTGAGTTTGTTTACGAGACTGATTATTGGCAAGGATCATCTTGGTCAGTTTACCAGTAGAACAACCCACATCAACGACTTTGGTATGATCTTCCACAAAGTATCGAGAGAACGATACAGTATCCTCCAGGAGGTTTGAGTAACCCCGAATAGATTTGTCAATATGATTATCGAAACCTTCTGGTGAATGTGCGAAAGAAAAGTCGTATGTCATTTTCCAACTCCGTAGTCTGGTGCTGTTTCTGTTTCAAGTTCACGAATCTCCTTTGCAGCTTCTTCAAGAGAAGATTCGATCTGTGTATCCAGTGTACCAATGGTTTCACGAATGTCAACAATACGTTGAGGGATACATGTTGGATCGTAAGTATATCCTTCCTGTTCTTTATATAGCACCTGGCGAATTGCAGCTGCTGTTCTTACATCAAGTTCAAGTTTAATCACAGGTCTCCCTCCTTACGGTTTTCAGAATAATGAACATCAAAGGTACCCTCAGGATACCGTGCCGACAGTTTCTCAACATTCATTTCAAGAACTTCATCAAATGATGTATCAAGTGCCATGAATGCTTGAGCAAGATACCAACAG